ATGCATTAATGACGCGCTTCAAATAGGTGTGATCCTTTTCCAGATCGTAATCGAAAATCGGAAAGGCACCGCGTTCGGCAGCCATGACACAACTTGATGTGTGGGCACCAACTGCCAAAGCCTTGTAGATCTTTTCGGTCATTTTGATTGATCGAGGTGATCCATACTTCAGATTGAGCATAGCCAAGGCATCACCAAGACCGGTGATTCCCAAGCCGGTGCGTCGACCCTGGACACATTTTTCTCTAACTTTTTGCCACAGCTCCAACTCGACCTGCTTCACGTGATCTGGCAACTCGTCTCTGTCGATCTTGGCAAGGATCTTATCAACTGCTTCCAGTTCGAGATCGACCAGATCATCCATTAGTCGTTGGGCTTTCATTGCCACATCGTGGAATCGCTTGAAATCGAATACCGGACAATCTTCGAAAGCCTGCTTGACAAACGATGCCAAGTTGATAACCATCAGGCGACAACTGTCATATGCGCAAAGAACCAGCTCACCGCACGGGTTGGTGCTAATGGACCCGAATCCTAGTGCGGAATAGATGTCTGCAGGCGTATTTTGAGTGACTCGATCCCAAAACAGAGCACCCGGCTCGGCGGCGCTCCAGGCACTGTCAACAAATTGCTCCCAGATTGCAACAGGATCGACCACCCGGGTCGTCTTGGCATCTTTCGGTTTTGCCTCAACAGGCCAACGCAAAGTGAAGGCCTCTTTTTTGACCACCGCCTTCATAAACTCGTCAGTGAATCGAATCGAAAGGTTTGCGCCGGTGACCTTCTTTAGGTCTCGCTTGATGTTGATGAATGTTTCAATCTCAGGATGACGACAATCAATGGTCATCATCAAGGCACCGCGACGACCCTTTTGAGCAACTTCACGGCAAGAATTACTATACCTTTCCAGGAAAACGCCAATGCCGTCAGTTGTCCTGGCAGCGTTCGATGTTGCCATGTCCTTTGGTCGGATTGGAGAGATATCGAATCCCACGCCGCCCCGGCGTTTCATGATCTGGACTTGTTCCTGATCAGTTAGCAGAATTCCACCGTAGGAATCTTTTGGAGAATCAATAACAAAACAGTTTGACAGAGATTGAAGCTGATGTTTATTGCCAATCCCCGACATCGGTGAACCTTGCGGAACAACGTCCCCAAAATTCTTGAAAAGCTGGTAGATTTCCTCTTCCGACATCGGGTTTGGATACTTCTTTTCGATCCGGGCAAACTCCCGGGCTAGGCGGCGGTGCATGTCGTCTGGGGTTTTCTCCAGAAATGATTCTTCTGCATTCCTCAGAAGATATTTTGTGCAAACATCTGCTGCTAATTCGTCTCCTTTGAAGTAGGCACGGGATGACTCTAAAACTTCTGCTTTTGTATACACTACTTCATCTCCTCATCGCCATTTTTAACTTCATTCCACGCTTTCATGAGGGCAGCTTTTGCTTCTCCGGCGGTTTGTTCGACCGCTTCGTTGAGGGTCAATGAATTCTCATCAAGAATTGAGAATGTTGATGTGGCTGTGTCGATGGAAATTGGGAACAAAATTCCATCTCGTCCTGCTCGGTTCTTCGCGATGTAAAGACGTCCGACTCCAGTTGACTTTTCAGCTGCTTTTCTTGAGATGCTGACCACTACATCTGCCACCATGGCTTTACCGTATGCTTCAGCCATATTTTCAAGACCCACGATATCGGAATTCGCACTATCGCGATTTGCTTGAGAAGCTGTCCAGACCGGAATCTCTAATTCCATAGATAGATTTCTGAGTTCTTCGTAAACCAGCTTGAGCTCGTGCCGAAGACTATCGTATGCCCGAGAAGACCGCATGATGTCAGCGTAATCGACCAAGATCAGGCCGGGCTTGAAGCCCTTGAGTGACAATTTCTCAATGTGATTCCTCAACATTGTAATCGTAGCACTCCCTGTAGGATATTCCTTAATGATCAGGCGACCAAGATCCTTGTTCTGGTATGTTTCCTTGACGAGATCCTTATGATCTTGAACATCATTTGAAGCAATGTGACACAAATTACTGTCATATCGAATTCCAACTGCTGTCTCGGACAACTCGAATGTGTAATGGAGAACATTTTTGCCAGCACGCATTGCATTGGCGCCCAAAGCAACCAGCCAATGACTCTTACCCACACCGGTGTTGGCAGTAATAACACCAATCTCGCCGCGGCCCAGACCTCCAGAGAAGATGTCCTTTGCATCCAGCCTCTTGAATCCTGTCGGGCATGCCATTCTGTTGATGCGGATGAATCGTGACTCCAGATCCTCAAAGAAATCGTGTCCAGTGCTGTGTGGAATTCCAAGAGAAACCGCGCTCTTCATCAAGGACACGACCTCCTCAAAATTCTCGCCTTGAATCAGATCGACCGATTTCTCCAGAGCCGCCTTGAAAGCTTGTCGTTTGCAGAAATCCAAGGTCTTATCTTTGACGTAAGCGATATCACCCGGGTTGCGATTGGCTTTGACCCGTAGCAAGAACTCAATGATCTGGTCTTTCAGAATATCATCAGCTCCATCAGCCAGTTCATCCTTGATAACGTTGACCAGCAATCCCAGCGTCGGAAAGCACTTGTACTTGTTATGATATGAGAAGTACTTTTCACTCAAAAATTGAAGATACTCAACGTCAAAGAAGTTGGGCCGCATGACCTCTACCATTTGAGCCGCCCACTGGGTATCTGTAATTAGCCCTTGAAAGATTTTCTCCTGGAATCCTTTCCCATGTTGAGAAAAATGCGGAACATTGTTTGCGTTGTTGATGATCTCCTGAAGGGAGCCGTTCAAGTTACTCACTATCGCCTCACTGAGTTTATCGCCAAAAAGTAGCGATTGATGTCAAATTTTTGCATACCAGATTGCAGTAGCAACCTCATTAATCCCATTTTATTACTTTTCCCCTGTTTTTCAAGTTGACTTTCAATTTTTTGGATCTGGCTTGCAGCTAATTGTGACGTGTCCAAGTACATCAATTTCCAATTTTTCTCAGCCAAGTCGTGAGCTGATGCAATGCTACCGATTGTTTTGCCCTTCTTGTCGTAATGAAGGATTTTTGCCGCTTCCACAATATTTTTGTAACTGACGAAACTTGATCCAGATAGTTCCGGGAACCATTTTGACATAGTCTTGAATCCTGCTCCTTTGACCCCTTTGATATTGTCTCCAGGATCTCCAATGAAGACCCGGGCCGAGATGAAGTTCTCGGACGATACTCCGAACTTGTCGATCACATCCTGTCGGGTGATCATCTTTTTCTGTCCGGGAGACCATTGTTGCACTCGGTCATCAATCAGCTGATACAGATCCCTATCAGAAGACACCAGGACTGTGCGTGCTGGCTTGAAAGTATAGCGACTTAGGTAACCTATGATGTCATCGGCTTCACAATCTCTGACATAAATCTGTGTCACAGGAAGGTGGGTCAAAGCTTTTGCCAAAAGGGATACTTGCATATTGTGATTTTCAGCCGTCGAGGGAATATCGTCCCCATAATACCTATTCAGCGTGGGCGGCCTCCGGCCGTTTTTATAGGTCGGATCGACACCTCTTTTTTTGATGCTGCCGCCCGATTCCCACACAACGATGATCCGACTGGGCTTGAATTTCTCGCACAAGTTTCCTAGTCCTCCAAGGAAGCCCAAAAACCCACCGACGTGCTCCCCGGTTTCTGCCATGCTGGGATTTTTCACAAAATGTTGCATGAAGACATTAAGTCCGTCTACCAGTAGAATCGGTCTATTCTCAGTCATTACACACTCAGGTCTTCCAGAACATCATCCAGATCATCGGCCACAGCTCGAACTTCTTCGAAGGACTCAACATCTAGTTCCATTCCGTCATTGGTGGATAGCTTCTTGACAAAAGCAGCTTCGATTAGGTCATCCAGAAAGTCCTTGTATTGAGGATCAGCCAAGATTTTGTCGAAGTCTGACTTGTAGAACTTCTTCTCCACTTTGACCTCGCCGGTTTCCTTGTTGGCAATGGTCAGGACTCTCCAAGATGACTTGCCGGAAACTTCCACCAGGAATTCACCTGATTCTGCCGGACCGAAACCTCGAAGAAAATCGAAAAGCTGCTCATGTTCCTTGATCCCCTTGCCGAAGTGGATCTCAAAATGAACTTTTCGGAATGGTGCGGCGACCTTGTTCTTGATTGTCTTTGCCCAGACGTGAATGCCAATAACCTCATCATCCTTATTCTTGATCTGCTGACCTGCACCCAGTTTGATTCTGATCGATGCATGGAAAGGAATTGCACGGCCGCCGGGTGTAGTGTCAGGATCTCCATACAGAACGCCGATCTTGGTCCGGACCTGATTCAGGCAGATCATCATGGCGTTCGACTCCCCGATAACTCCGGTGATCTTTCTCATTCCCTTCGAGATTGCTCGAGCCTGAAGTCCGATTGATTCCTTATCATAATCTCCAAGAAGCTCAGCCTTGGGAGATGATGCTGCCACACTGTCCCAGATAATTGTCACCGGAACATCCTTGTTCATTGCTTTTGCTTTCAGGATGGTTGACTCTGCTGTGGAGAGAACCTCCTCAGTGCAATGGGTATCCACATAGACAAATCGCTTGGAGATGTCGACTCCCAACAGTCCCAGATTCTCCACAGAGGTGGCGTTCTCAGTGTCAATGTAAACCACGATTCCGCCCATTTTTTGAGTTGATCGGGCGATCTGGATGGCGATATGGGACTTTCCAATCGAGGGCGG